ACATTCTTTATCAAAATCAATGGGGTCTTGAATATAATGGAAGTAAAGGTATCCACCGGCTACTTCATCACTGCCATCGCCATTAAAAATAACTTTAGCATCAGATGTTTTCTCAAAATCTTTAATATGCTTTGAAATAAGCCAATTGGGAACACTTGCTCTGACACTAGTGGTGTCATACGTTTCAGTATGATATATAACTTTATCAATTGCTTCAAGTAAATCATCTTCACTAACAACAATACTGTGATGATGTGAATCAATGAAATTAGCTACTTCTTGTGCTTTCGCGAGATCTTCAGAACCTTGTAGTCCAATAGACCATGTATGAAGTTTTTTGTTTTTATTACGAGGATTTTTTTTATAAAATTTTGAAACGAGGGAAGCAATAAGACTACTATCTAAACCGCCTGATAATAGACAAGCAATATCTCTTTCGGTATTATAAACACGTTTTTTAACAGCGTGTTCGAGAGAAGCACGTATACGTTGTAAAGCACGTTGTTCTGTATTTATAGTAGTATCAATAGAAATACTATTAACAGAAGAAAAAGGGGTAAATGGTCCAGATACATAATTAGTTATATTGTCGTTATATTCACCTTTAAATTCCAAAAAATTACCGGGAGGGAATTGAGAAATATTGAGGGAATTATTTAATTTAACAAGTTGTTTCATAAGAGAAGCGAAACCAAAGAAAGATACATTATCTTTTGCAATAAATAGAGGTCGTACACCATAAGGGTCTCTAGCAACATAAATAGCATTTTTTTTGTAATCCATTAAAACAAAAGCAAAAACACCATCAAGCATACTAAGAGTTTGTGCCATTCCATATTTAGTGTATAAATGAATAATAATTTCACAATCGGAGTTAGTATTAAGTTTAATTTTCATATCTTTTGCTAATTGTCTGAAATTATAAATTTCACCATTACAAATTAAAGAACAATTTCCATAAATAAGTGGTTGGTTAGAAATATCATCAAGACCATTAATAGCAAGACGATGGAAACCGAAAGCTACAGAAGCATCAACTTTACCAAAACATAAATTACTATATTCAGGTCCTCGCGAACGTCCTTTATTAAAAGCTTCTTTAATAATAGGATTTTCAAATGTGTTATTAATAAGAGCAAAAATACCGCACATAATTATATAATTATGGTAATTCTTTTTATATATTTTAATTAATTATTAATTAAAAAAAATGTTGGAATAATATATCAATGACAAACGCACAACATGATGCATATATATGTCAACAATATTTGACGGATGAATTAAATGATAGATTATTTGCTAGAGTTACACCATCTAAAACTCTAGAACCATATTTTGAATTTAGAGCGGTTGGAACAAGAGAACAAACAATGCCAGTATTCGATTGTAGAACAAAATCAACCGTTCCTTTAGTGCAACATGGTTTTGATGTAGAAAAAACATTTAACCCAGGTCAAAAAGCACCTTTGAGTGGATATTGTAATAATATAGATATAGAGACGCGTTTAAGAAATACAATACATCCAATACAAAAAGGGAACGCGCAAGGTATTTATATACCAGATACAAGCAGTGATTTATTTAATTTGAAACACGTACCATTATATGAAGAAACACCTTTAGAAAAACAAGCACCGCATAATCCGAATAAATGTGGAATAGGGAATAAATTTTTTGCGAATCATACAAGACAACAAACAAAGAATATAAAATTAGAATAAATATAAATTGAATTTAAACAATAATTGAATTTATATAGAAAAGATGTTTTTAACAAGAATATTCAAGCGAACAAAACCAATCAGATTGGGACGATGGGATTATATAAATCCAGAACGTAAAATAGATCTAGCGAATATAGATCATTGCGGAACGTGTGATTTAAAGTTTAATAAAATAGAAGAACATTTTGAAAAGAAAGCGGTAATTGTAAAAATAGCAGCTTGTGAAATAAATAAAGACAATAAAGAATGGAGAGAAAGTATATATCATAGATGCGGAGATGATGTAATATTATTATAATAATTGTATATAATGGCGACAAATAAGATCGATTTGATGTATTTTACAAATAATAGCGCAAGAAGAATGATAGATGAAAAAGAAGAAGAAAAAGAAAAAAAATTAGACAAAAAAGATATAAAATTTTATAGAAAAAGAATATTACAATTGACAAAAGATTTGCTAAGAGGAGGTAAAACTTCAAATATAATAAATGAAAGTTTCACTGCGTTTGCTGAGACAGCAATAAAATCATTTAAATATGACGATGAAGCGGAAATATTACAAAAAGAATTTGAAGATTTAGAGGAAAAAAAGAAGGCAAGTAAGGGAGGAAAAGAATTTGTATCTTTGGAAAGTGATAAATTAATGATGAAAGATTTAAAGAATAAAAAAAACGATACAATAAAAAATTTTGCGATAGTAAAAACAAAAAAGAAACAAGAGAAAATAAAAACATTTACGCAAAAAAAAATAGATTTAAAAACAGAAGAGTTAAAAAATAAAGGAGTAAAGAAGAAGAAGAAGAAGAAAAAGAAATCTTAATAATATATAAATGGATCCAATAAATAAGAAATTATTAAATCCAAAAATAAAGAAACAAATAGGAGTAAATCCAAAGGAGTTACGAGAAAAAATAAAAGCAACAAACGAATATAAGTATCAGGTGAAGAAAAAATTAATAGATGGATTAAAACAATTATTTGGAGGTCGTCCAAAGAAAACCAGAAAAAGAAAAAGAAAAAGGCGTAAAAAAACAAGGAAAAGAAGAAAACACAAAACTAAAAAAAGGAGAAAGAAAAGAAGATATACAAAAAGAATAGCGAATGTAAAAGAAATATTAAGCGATAAATGTTCTCCAAAAAAAGAAGGAGAAATATTGAAATTTACCTGTTATACAAAAGCATCGTTGTATAAATTAAAAAATATATGGAACGCAAGACATGGTGATGTAAAAATAACAACAAACGATCCCAAATCAATATGGGATTTTTTAAGTTCACATATGGCAGATACGTGTGAAAGAGAATCGTGTTGGTTGAAAAAAAATTGGATAAACCAAAAACTACCAAAAAATGTGATAGATAATACATTTGCACCAGAACAACCGAAATCTTGGAAAAGAAAACCAACAGAATGGTTGACAAGTATAGATATATTGGATGTGATGAAACAATATGAAAAAACATATAAAAATTTTGAATTTATGGGACCATCGCCAATAGATTTTGATACACATAAATTATATGGAGAATGTGTATGGGAAGAACTATGTAAAATATCTTTAAAAGAATTACTGTCAAAAGGCAAAGATAAAATAGGAATAGTATTTAATACAGATAAACATACAGAACCGGGAAGTCATTGGGTTGCCATGTTTATAGATTGTAAAAAGAAATCAATATATTATTTTGATTTGATGAATCAACCGGCTTCGGTTTTGGTTTTAATTTTGATAATAAATTTACTACCTCTTGTCTCTCATTTTTTGGCTCTTCTAAATTAAACGACACTTTTTTTTGTGGTTTATCTGATGTCTCTACTGGTTTTAACCATTCTTCTGCTTTTTTATCACCCTTATTATTTAATATTAACTGTAATTCCTTTTCTCTATCCGCCAATGATTGTTTCATCAGAACATCTAAATTTTGTGATGGAACATCTTGTTCTTTCTCTTCAAATGTAACTTGATTTGGCATTGGTTTATTAATCAAAGAATTAAATGCTTCTTCTCTACTTTTCAATTTAAGTGAAAAATCTCCATCTTTTTGTATTCTCAAATCTTTTGAATCTAGGGTTTTTAATTCTGTTGTTCCCGAAGAATATACTTGTTGAACTGGTGCTGGTCTTTCAATTTCTTTCTTTTTTTCATTTTTTGCCTCTACAATTTTTTGCGAATAATAAAAACATTCTTCTAATATTTTTTTATTTATTTCTTGTGTGCTATTGTATTCTAATCTATTACTATTATAATTTATACATAATCTATCAAAAAATATTTGAAATTCTGTATCTACCGTGTTTATCCCGTTTGAACTACATAGTTCTAATAACATCTGTTTATTTGCATGATTTAATACCGACATTATGTAAATAAACTAAAATATTTTTAATTATATTTTATTGAAATATATATTTCTTAATTTTTTCATAAATTTATCATCTATTCTTTTTGTTTCTATTTTATTAAATGAACGCCCTTTTAATAATTCTATTATAAAAAATAAACAATACATTCCACATTCACTATTGGACCATTGATGCCTTTTCTTATTTTCTATGTATTTATATCTTTTTCCAAATGCCTCCGATTGTTTCTGTAATCTTTTCCCCAATTCTTTTATTTCTTTTGGGGT